GTCTGGCAACACCTTTATCGGCTTTGGCCTTGCCGCTAAAGCAACGGCAGATACAGCAGCCAACATCCGTCTCCAGCTCGTCGGCTAACATGGCCTCCCCTTTCGACTCCCTTGATCTGATGATTCAAGGGGTCGTTGACGGCTGTTTTGGCGAAAGCTTCCGCTTTGAGCCGATGCGTACAATCAATAACGTCAATGCGCCGCGCGTTGTGGACAACACACGCGCGGTTATTACGACAACTGCCATATTTCACGCCACAGCAACCCGCGTTGATGCCGGTGCAACGTATGGCAGGGTGTATGATGCTCAAAGCCCCGGGCTTACCTCGGCACGTCCACAAGTCACTGTCAAAGCCGAGTCTTTGGGTTGGATGCCTCTTGTGGGTGATCGCATCGTGCGCATTTCTGACAGCACAGCATGGCGTGTGAGTGAGGTTGTGCCCGATGGTAACGGCCAGCGCATCACACTTGATTTGAATGAAGAAAAACCCTCATGAGCTATACCCGCATTGCGCTGCGTTTGGCTGCACTTGAGGCGCTGTGTCCTCAGTCTGCGATTGAGGCGAATGCAGGTTTCCCGACCTATGCGGGAGGGAATGTGTTTGACACGCGCTTAAGACCGCTCACGCGCGATGAACAGCGCACAATGCGTTATGCGCTTTCGGTTTATGTCAATGATGACAAAGCCGAGCCAGCACATCGTGGCGGCATTCCGTTCAAGCGCACGCTTGGGCTTGATGTTGTGCTCATGGTGATTGGCGCAAGCAATGAGGAAGCCATGCTTGAAGCGCACATTGATGCGCTGGATGGTCAAGTGCGCCATGCCCTGTTTTATGGCGCAAAAGGCGAGCCGTTTCGCAAACTGTTTGGCAATTTGATTTTAGGCATTGAAAGCGAGACCGAGCGCGGCGCTGAAGAAGCGATGATGAGCGTCACGCGCACGCTACGCTTTGAATGCGAAGTGCCTGACGATCAATTTGATCTCAATCCTGCGTCTGCGCCTTCGGGTGCGGCACGCATTCCTGAGCCGTTGTTTGGTGTTTTAAGCAGCTTAAGTAACGGCGCTTTTGCGCAAAGCATTGGCGTTGCGCTGCAAAACGGTGCGCCTGTGATGCCTGTATTGCCTGATTTAACCACCGTTGGGATCGTGATTGATCCCGATGCGCCATCCGCTGCGGGTGACACGATTATCGCGTCAGTGACACTCCCGACTTAATGATAGAGGACATTATGGACACTGTTTTTATTAAACCTGCGCTCCACAAGGAGACAGGCAACCCCTTCCCTATTCGCTTTCCCAACAGCACGCGGCTTTTGAGCGTTGAGGGTGAGCCTGTTGGTCTTGATGGCTATTGGCAACAGCGCATTGCGCACGGTGATGTGATCGTCACTGAGCCACCTGTTGAGCCAGCGCCTCCCGCTGAATCTGACACAAACACACGGCGCAAACCTGCCCGTGTTGACGAGGAGAAATCATAATGGTTGTGGCCTTCAATGCAATTCCGGGGAACCTTTTGGTTCCCTTTTTTTATGCCGAAATTAATTCAGGTGGCACGCCTTATGAAGGGCAATCGCGCCAACTGTTGCTCGGTCAAAAGACATCAGCAGGGACTGCTGCTGCCAACGTGCCTGTAGGCCCCATTCAATCAGAGGCTGAAGCAATCAGTTATTTCGGCGTGGGCTCAATGCTCGTGTCAATGTTTAACAAGGCACGTAACGCCGCGCCGTTTCAGCCGATCTGGGTTCTCCCGCTTGCTGATCCCGCAGGAACGGCTGCCACATGCACCATCACGATCAACACTGCGCCATCAGCGGCGGGTGTGGCCACCTTTGGCTTTTTGGGCTTTCAAAGCTCTATCCAAGTCAATGCAGCCGATACCACAACGCAGATTGCAACGACGATCCGCGACACAATCAACGCGCTCAACATCCCGATCACAGCGACATCATCGACAAACGTTGTCACTGTCACCTCGCGCCACGTGGGCGCGATCAATAATGATCTTGAGGTGTTGTTGCTGACAGGAATCTCTGGCCTTCCAAACATTTTGGCAGGGCGCGTGACCATCACTGCAATGGCAGGAGGCGCTGGTGTCCCCGCGCTAGCCACAGGCTTGGCTGCACTGGGTGATGAAGAGTTTGATTGGATCTGCGGCCCTTATTCAGACACCACCTCACTCAACAGCTTGCGTGACTTTTTAAGCGATGTGAGCACAGGGCGCTGGTCGCCGCTCAAACAAACTTACGGGCATTATATCACGGCAAGCTATGGCTCGCTTGGCACGCTGGTTTCGCTCGGAAACGGGCGTAATGATCGCCACGCAACAATTATCGGCTCACAAACGCGCCCGAATCCGCTTTGGGATGTTGCGGCGGCTGTTGGCGGAATCGTTGCGGAGCATCTCACAGACGCACCTGAGCTTTCTCGCCCACTGCAAACATTGCGTGTGCCGGGCATCTTGCCTCCGCGTGATAAAAGCTTGTGGTTTGATATAACATCGCGTCAAGCGCTTTATGTCGATGGCATAGGGGCGCTTAAAAACCTTGCTGACGGCACGGTGGTGATTGATCGCCTTGTGACGACTGAGCAGCTCAATAGTGCGGGTGTGCCTGATGCCACATTCCGCGATATTGAGACGATCGGTCAGGTAATGTTCATGACCCGTTATTTCAAGGTTGCGGTTGCCAACAACCACTCACGTCAGGCTTTGGCAAATGATAACCCTGCTGGGCTTCAAAGCATCGCTACGCCGCGCTCAGTGCGTAACACCCTATGCCATGCGGCGCGGGAGCTTGTTGATAGCGGTGTGATTGAAAATGCCGATGCGTTTGCACAGCTTGTCGTGGTCGAGCGTGATGCAAACAACGCCAACCGCCTCAATGCTTACCTGCCCGTGGACATGGTCAACCAGCTGCGTGTGTTCGCGGCCAATATCACGGTGTTTTTGCAGTATCAGGCGCAAGCACAAGCCGCTTAAAGCAACGCGCGGCTTTTTACATTCTTTCATCATATCGGGAGCTAAATCATGGCCATTTCCACATTTGGTGGGCGCATTGAGGTGAAAATCGGCACGACGCTTTATAAAGCGCGTGGTGAAATCACCCTCATGCCCACATCGTTCGAGGCAACCGCCGAGGCCAATCAGGACGGCACGGTCTACGCCACGCGCAAAAACATGCCCTTCAGCGCTGAAATGACGTTTCAGCTTGAAGAGGGTGAGCGCTGGGACATCACGCGGCAAACGGGCTTGAATGTCACCATTCAAGAGGAATCATCCAACCGCACGCATCAATTCACAGATGCGATTGTGACGGGTCGTCCGAGCGTCAACCTCTCCAGCGGTGAAGTGTCGGGGCTGCAAATCGCCTCCGCGCTTTATCAGGTGTTTGGAGATAGTTGATGGATAAGGTGATTAAGCTCCATACGCCAATCACGTCACATGGTAAGGTGATTGATGAGGTCACAATTCGCGAGCCAAAATACAAAGAACTCGCCAAGCATGGCGATATTTTTGTTTATATTCGCTACCCAGACGGGTCTTATTGCGAGGCAAAAGACAAAGAGTCTTTATCTGCACTTATTGAAAAGCTCATTTCCATCACCCCGATTGAGCTGGATATGCTTTCGCTTGCAGACGGTATGCAAGTGCAGGAGGCTGTAAACGATTTTTTTCTTCAGGCGCGTATGGCGAATATGAAACGCTCGCAAGAATCCTCATCTTCGATCTGAAAATCATTGACGTTGGCGCGCTTCGCAACATGAGGCTTTCAGAAATTAATCACTGGATCAAACAGGCCATCAAGCATGGCATCTTGAAAGAAAAAACCCGTGGCTAAAGTGCTTGACGCAAAAGCGATTATTTCCGCTCAAGATAAAACGGGCGGTGTTTTTGCGTCAATCGCTAAAAAGTTTATGGATTTATCCAGAACAATTCAAAAACCTATTCAAGCGCCCCAGCTCTCGTCTGGTCATAATCGCCTGATTGGGCAACTTAAAAGGCAAGCAGATCAAGCCGCATCTTACCGTCGTGCTGCATCGGGTCACATGCCTATGGCAGGTATGGCTGCTATGGGTGCGGCTGGTTCAGTGGCGCGTGATCTTATGCCTTATGCTGGTGCTGCTGGTGTTGCTTATGGGGCTGCGTCTGCGGTTCGCGAATATGCCGATCTTGAGCGCACTTATACCCGTCTTGGCTTGACGGCGAATGCATCCCGCGAAGAGATGGTGAAGGTGCGCCAAGAAGCGCAGGCTTTAGCGAATAAGGTTGCTATGCCCTTAGATAGCATCACAAGAGGGTACGAGTCTCTCGCAGCACAAGGGCGTAAACTTAAAGATATACAAGAGTTTATGCCATCCGTTGCAGCAACTGCGCAAGCCTCTGGTGCTGAAGTTGTTGATATTGCTAATACGGCTGGTGCTGTTGGGGATGCTTTTAAGATAACAGCGAAAGAGATGCAGAATGCCTTTGATATTATGGTCAAGGGCGGTCAGGAAGGTAAGTTTGAGCTTAAAGATATGGCTCAATATTTGCCCTCACTCGCTCCATCAGGTGCGGCTGTAGGGCTTAAAGGGCAGGAAGGACTCAGCCAAACCGTTGCGATGCTTCAGGTTATCCGCAATCAAACGGGGTCTGCTGAAGAAGCCGCAAATGCATTGAAAAACGTTTATCAGAAGATGGAATCAGAGGAAACAGCCAATAAATTTAAAAAATTTGGCATTGATTTGCGAAAAGAAATGGCAGGGGCGAGAAAAGAAGGTAAAAATCTTTTAAGCTTTTTTGTCGAATTATCTGACAAAGCCATGAAAGGTGATCTTTCAAAAATCCCACAACTCTTTTCAGATATGCAAGTATCAACAGGGATGCGTGCTCTTTTATCGCAAAAGGGCGCTGTTGAAAGGCTTATGGATATTCTTAAAGATTCGGGCGGTACGGTTGAGAGTAACCTTAAGCGCGTACTTGAGGACAGTAAAACGGGCGTGGATAGACTCTCTGGATCGTGGTCTAAATTTACAAACCAACTTGGTGAGTCGCTTTCTATTCCCGCTGTCCCCTTATTGGAAGGGCTGACAAACACACTGCAAAAGCTTTCCGATGCGAAAACATGGAGCAAGGTTGGTAATCATTTAAGAAACACTCTCGCCTACGGCATCAACTCTGATATGCCCGCCGATCAAGCCTTTGATGAATACAATAAAAACAAAAACCACGAGAAAACGATTGATTATTATGATCGTCTCAAAAAAGCCGTCAGTATTGCTAAAAAAGAATATGACGCACTTGCTGAACGCGATCAGCGTATGCGTCAATCAGGATGGACTGAAAAAGCGCCACTGTATCAAAAAACAAAAGCTGAATTTGATGAAAAGAAAAAGCTTTTTGATGAAGCGCTTGCCGCTTTTAATGATGCAATGAGCGTGCGCGATCAAATGCTTGC